AGTCCTGTTACTCCCACGCCTCGATAGCACAGTGGCAGTGCGTCCGCCTTGTAAGCGGAAGGTCCTCAGTTCAATCCTGAGTCGAGGCTCGCAACACTAACAGAATAGGAAAGCAATTGATAATTGAATTAGAACCATGGGAATATGAACACGCCTATATGGTAGGTATGCGAAGATATACAGAAAATTGGAATAAGGTAGATGCTTCATACTACAATAGATCTAGTATGGAAGAAGATAGAAACGCTCAACCAGCATCAGCAATTTGTGAACTAGCAGTTGCTAAATATACAAACCAGTATTGGCATGCCTCAGTTTGGGACGGTAGAAAGCATAAGAAGTATAAAGATATGCCAGACGTAGGAACAAACATAGAAGTAAGAAGAGTAAGAACACAGTCTGGTCCAGCAGTGCGTGAAAAAGATCTTAATCGTGGTTTAATTATTTGGGGTGCAGAACTATCAGACTCAGAATATAGAACAGTTAATTTGTTGGGTTGGATAGAGGCTGAAAAAGGATATGAAATTGGTATTGATAGAAGTGGGTACAAGGTTATACCAAAAGAATTATTAAATAAAGATTGGTCAGAAGAAGAGTGAGTAAAGAAATACTTGATCCACTAAGTTTAGATTTTAACATCTGGTATAAATCTAAATCTGAATCTTTCTTGTATATAAATGAAAGATCTAGGGTTACTTCAAGATGGCTTTCTTATCAAGAAGGAATTAAAGATCAGTATACTGACAGTATTATAAAACCAATAAATTTATATGCTAGTAAACTATATCCAAAACCTAAACTATTAAGTATTAAAGGTAGTGAAGTAACGCTGCAACAAACAAATCATGCTGAAATATTTTTACTTCAAAAGGAAGATGGTTTGTATAGTTTAGATAGACCATGGATTAGACAGTACTACTTATCAGATCAAGAGCCTCCTGAGTTGCCCAAAGATTGTTTTACTGATGTTTTTAGATTTTATATGCCATGGCTTATTGATGAAGAAATTAAGGCTTTTATAGAGCAGCCAGAGGATTCTCCTTTTGTTATATATCCAAAAGTTATGAATTTTAAAAAAATACCTAAAGGTACAACAATGATTGAGACTGACTTTGTATACTTTCATTTTAAAGATAAAGGCAACCATATGGTTGACAATGAATTTGGTAAAATACCAAGGTATGCCCCAATGTATAACCTTAGATTTCAAGCAAGTGATATAATGATAGAGAGAGTAAGGAAGATGTATGAATAAAGTTCAGTTTTATCCTTTTAACGATAAGACAGCAATGTTTGCACCACAACCAGAACCAGCATCAAAATTTATTCCAGAGTGGTATAGACAACAACCAGGTTTTATAGGTGATGAATATAAAGATTTTATTTCTAAAGGTGGTAGTAGCGGAACCATAAAAAGATGTATGCCAATTTTTGATTTAATGACTGCTGGATACATTATTAAGTTTCCTATGGACGTGTACGTAGATGCTACCAACCCAGAAAAAATAACATGGAGTGTTCCTAATGAACTTAAATTTGTTGGTAATGACATGGTTGCAACACACACAGCAGAACAAATATCTAATTATCCTGTTGACGATAACGTGTATCATAAACAAATTTTTAGAATTTTACCATTTTGGTCTATCATGACACCAAAAGGATATAGTACTATATTTACTCATCCATTTCATCAAGATGCAGTTCCATTTAAAGCGTTTGAAGCATTTGTTGATACAGATAGGTTTGCATCAGATGGACACTTTTCTATGTATATTAAAAAAGATTTTAAGGGTATTATAAAGCAGGGTACGCCATTGATCCAGGCCATACCAGTCAAAAGAGAATCATGGGAATCAGAGTGTGTGGCATACTCAATCGGTAAAGATGAGATAGAAAAACAAAGACTAATGGTTAGAAGTAGTTTTAGAAATTCTTATAAAGAAAAGTTTAGACAAAAAAAAGAATATAAGTAATGAACGAACCGCTAAAAATATCTTTTACACCAGGTGGTGGAACTAACTATGAAGGTTTGTACACACCTCCAGAGCCTGCAATTAAACATGTTCCAGAGTGGTACAAAAGTTTAGCCAGACATGAAGTGTGGAATGATGACAAGTTTTTAAATCCAGTTAATAACATTGGTGGAGATGGTGCTAGAGTTGCAACAAAAATGTGTATGCCTTTTCTTGATTCTTTAACTGCTGGATATTTTTATTTATTAGAACATGATCTATTGGTAGAGTTAGACAAAAATGGAAAACCAAAATTATCTTGGGATAGTGAAGTTATGATTGTTGACAAAAGACCAACAATTGATTTGCCAGTACCAGATAACTGTCATCCAATACATTATGGATGGAGAATGAACTGGTATTACGAAACACCTCCAGGCTATTCTGTTTTAATTACTCATCCTATGAATAGACATGATTTACCATTTTATACTATGTCTGGTATTGTTGAATCTGATATTTGGGGCTTACCAGTATTTACGGCTTTCTTTTTAAAGAAAGGTTTTCAAGGAATAATAAAAAAGGGAACTCCAATATTTCAAATCTTGCCATTTAAAAGAGATAACTGGGAATTAGAGGTAGATGCAAGTATAAAAAAAATAGATGATCATGAGTTTAAGGCAGAGAATAGAAGGTCAATGTTGTATGGGTATTATAAAAAAACAGCATGGCGTAAAAAAATATTTGGCATTAAGGGAAAAGAAAATCAAGATGAGCAAGACTGATCTTCCAAATCCAATTGATGTAGTAATATATTCATATAAAAATAAAATGTTAAAGGAAGTTGTAGAAAATTTATTAGAAAAGTCATCTAAAAAAAATGCAATATATTTACATATCTTTGATCAACATACCCTTACAAGGCAAGATTATTTTGATAAGATAGAGAATTGTGGTTATCAGCATATACTTTGGGATAGTATTCTTGGCCCATGTTTTTACAAAAATCAATTATTAGAACAGTCTAAGTTTACATATACTATGTTTATGTCTGATAATATATTTTTAAAAGATAATTGGGATGAAGAACTTATTAATGCTTTGCCAAACTCTGGGTCGATAATATCTATTAAAAATAAAAATAAATTAAAACAAGATGGAATATTTTATTTTAAAAAAGAAGAAGAGGTAGTGGATAAGTTTACTAGTAGTAAGTTTGTTGGCAGAGATCTTATATTTGGACATACCGAAACGTTACGCAACATTGGATACCCCTCATATTTAAAATACTATGGAGAGGAAGAAGTCCTGTCTTTAATGTATCACGCTAATAATATAAAAGTATTCTGTTGTCCAGATAATTTTTATAAAAAGGAAGGGCTGAATAACCTTGAAACGCTTTATACAGTTTTTTCTAAATATCACAATTACAATCAAATGATTAAGTTAATTAAAAATGAAAAAAATGATTATATAGATATAGGTCTTCCCCTCATGTCTCCTATTTCAGATTTTTATAACATCAATGGCTTGGATATAGAAAAAACACACCCCCTGCCCTTTGAAATTAACGATGTTTTTTATAACCCAACAGATTCAGAGTTTGACGGTATAGACTCTAAAAGATTTATGACCAAAATAAATTATATTGATTAATGATATAATAGAGAAAAGACAGGAACAGTATGCATAGAATCGCGGTAGTGGATAATTTCATAACCAAGGAAGACGCAGATACCCTAATAAGGGAACAACACAACCCATCAGAAGTTAATCCGTATCCAGAATACTATAGTAAAAGATATGGTGGCACATCATTACCATACAATAAAACGGTCATGGATATTATGATTAAGTATGGCAATAAGTCTAACGAAATACACAGATCCTATAATGGGTTCCTTAATCCAATATATGTGTTTAAAGGTTTTGGATCACATTGGACAAAAGGTACAAGAGGTGGACTACACTTAGATGCACAAGGACCAGAACCATTTATAGAATTTAGTACAATAATTTATTTAAATGAAACTCCAGAATACCAGGGTGGTAAAATATTTTTTCCTAATCAAGATTTTGTATACCAGCCTAAAAAATATTCTGCAGTATTCTTTCCAAGTTCTGGTACAGAATATATTCACGGTATTACTGAAGTAACTGAAGGTCATAGATACACTGCACTATATATGCACACATCACTTCCAGAACATGCAGATCCAGATTTCTTGGGGGAAGATAAGAATCCAACTTGGCAAGCCGTACAGTATCCATTAGAAAGAGAGGCTGCAGAGCGTGACTTCAATAGATCATGAAGTATTAGATTTAGGTTTGGTATATTATAAAAATATTGTAAAAAATACTGATCAGATTATAAGAAACATAGAAGACTTAGAAGAAAGGTTTTTAAATAGTTCCCCAGATATTAAACAAAGAACAGTTGTTCAACCGTGGTCTCCTTGGATTAATGATAGTGCTGGAACAAACGAAATATTTTGTTGGCAAAAATTTATTCCAACTATGGAACAGATATCAGAAGATGATGCTTTTAAAGATGAACAAAGAAACATATCTTCTAGAATACATGGATCAATTGATGAAGCACTATTGCACTATTCAACAAAGTTATATCCATTTGCACAAAAAAATGTTAAAGCAAAAGAACACGCAACTAGTTTATTAAGATATGATAAGTCTGGATATCTACCACCACATCAAGACCAGGGGGTGAGTACCAGAGTTTTATCTGTATTGTTATACCTTAATGATGATTACGTTGGCGGAGAGATAACCTTTAAACAATCAAATGTAACCATTAAGCCATCAGCAGGTAGCATTGTGTTTTTTCCATCCAACTTTTTATATGTTCACGAAGTTGATTCTGTTTTAAAAGGACCAAGATATGCATTACCAACTTGGTTTCATAATGTGCCATCTCACATGATTAGAAACTCTACTGGTCAAGAATGAAACAAATAATATATAAAATTAAGTTTTATTTTTGGTTAAGAAAAAATAAAAAACATTTTAAAAAAAGAGATTTTATATATTAATATGAATTATAAAGATATCATGGATAATGATAAAACAACAAGACCTCAACATTTTAAATACTTGTTACACAAGAATAAAGATATAATTGGACCATTTCTTGATTCGAATTTAAATAAAAAAGATCATAATAATTATATTTCAGACAAACTAAAAACAGTAGATCCTAGAAAAACAAACATACTGTTTGCTGGATGCTCAATTACTGTTGGGTGTGGTGTAAATGATATTAAAAAAAGTTGGTCATACAAACTTTATAATAAAATGAACAAGGATAATGAATGTTCTGGTTATTTTAATATTGGCTGTTCTGGATTCTCTTCAATAGAAATAATGATAAACGTGTTAAAGTATATTGCTAAATATGGTTGTCCAGATTTTATTTTTATTCTTTTTCCAAATTGGGGAAGGGATTGGCATAAGTTCAATACTAGTCACAAATCAATGGACGATATTAAAAATGGAGAAATATTAGATATTTTTGTTTTTAATCTGTATAGTATTTTGGA